AGTCGTGATAGGACCGCAAGATCCGATGCTGCACTTAATAGGGATGCAAGATATAGAACCAGACAGACTGGTGAAGCTAATTTGAGAAGACTTGGTGGTGGAGACCTTGACAAAGGTTTAGAGATATTCAGAAAACAACAAGCGGAAAGAGCGGCTGCAAACGCAAAAGACCAAAAAACCGATCCGCCAGCAAGAACTGACCCACCAGCAAGAACTAACCCACCAGCTGGCGGCAATAATAATCTTCCTCAAAGATCTGCACCTGCACCTGCACCTGCAAAAACCTATAAGGTTGGTGATAAGCAGATGAGCAAGGCAGAAATCAATAGAGAGTATGCTAGGTTGAGAAAAGATGATCCTGCTGCTGCAAAAGCATTTGGTGATAAGGCATTTGCTGCCACTAATCGAAAACTTGCTACTGCTAGTGCGGAGAGAGCAAGAACTAGGGGAACTGCACAGACTGATAATCCTTTGATGAAGGATATGAGAAGTCGTATGCCTGCTGGTGCTCCTACTGTTCAGAGTCCAGCAGTTGCTAAACTTGGTGCTGGAAACCAGTCTTTGGTAAATAATCCAAATGCTGGAAGGGCTGCTACTCCTGCCGCTAAATTCAATCCTAATGCTCCAAGAGTAACTCCAACAGGCACACCTAGACCAACTGCTGGTGCTGCTGCTGTTGCTAGACCTGCTCCTACTACAACTCCTGCCGCTAGACCTGCTGCTACTTCATTCAATCCTAATGCTCCAAGAGTAGTTCCAACTACACCTAGACCAACTGCTGGTGCTTCTGCTGTTCAACAAAAGAGACAGCGTATTGCAGCATCTGCCAACCTCTTTGATATTGTCAAGGGTCACCTGATGAGTGAAGGTTTTGCTGATACCGAAGAAGCAGCACTCGCTATTATGGTAAATATGAGTGAAGATTGGAGACAGAGTATTGTTGAAAAGTTCCCTGATGTAAAAGGAACCCTAAACCCTTGGGAGTCTCCGAAGACGGGTAAATCTGGTGTTAAGTACGTAACTGGTCCTGATGGGAAACCAAAACAAATTAGAAATCCTTTGTACAAAGGGGTCTGAGTCCACTTCCTAAACTGTCCACTGGGAGGTCTTCGGACCTCCTTTTTTAATAAATAAAAGAAACTATTGATAGACCAATGGGCAGATTTAAAGATTTACTTAATGGCAAAACACCAGCACCTGCACCTAAGGTTGAGGCAGCACCTGCTCCTGAACCTGTTGTAGAAGAGGTTGTTGAAGCACCAGCACCAGTACTCGAAGTTGAAGAGACTGAAGAAGAAGTAAAGGTTGCTCTTGAAGAACTCACCAAAGATGAATTGGAAGTTTATGGTAGGGAGCTTGGTGTTGAGCTCGATAAGCGTCACAGTAAGAAGGCACTGATCAAGGAACTGGAAGAACTGGGAGAAGAGTGAACCAGTTTTACAACTGTCCACTGGGGTGCTTCGGCACCCCTTTTTTCTTGTATAATAACTTCAGTTGAAACAAACGACTTCATGACCGTCTCCGCTGACTACATCCGCACTTCTCTCCAAGCAGTGTATGGAGAGTCCGTGACTGCCGCCGACATTCGTGCTTGGTGTGCTATGAATGGTTCCAATTATCAGACTGTTACTAAGAAACTTGATTCCTACAAGACTGGTCGTGGTAAGTGGAATCTGACCATTCAAGAAGCACGAGAGCAGTTTGAGCAGGTTGTAAAAGCACCTGCCGCTATTCCTTCTGTGGAGCAAAATCTTATCCCTGAAAAAGATGATACCTTCGTCCGCTTTGGTAACTTTGGCGATATTCGCAAAATTATTCAATCCCGTCTTTTCTATCCTACGTTCATTACGGGTCTTTCTGGCAACGGTAAAACGTTCTCTGTTGAGCAAGCTTGTGCCCAACTTGGACGCGAACTGATCCGTGTAAATATTACTATTGAGACTGATGAAGATGACCTTATCGGTGGTTTTAGGCTTGTTGATGGGAATACTGCATGGCATAACGGTCCCGTCATCGAAGCACTGGAGCGAGGAGCAATCCTTCTCCTTGACGAGATCGATTTGGCATCCAATAAAATCCTCTGCCTTCAGTCCATTCTAGAAGGTAAAGGTGTCTTCCTCAAGAAGATTGGTCGTTGGGTGAAACCTGCCTCTGGGTTCAATGTCATTGCCACTGCCAACACCAAGGGTAAGGGTTCTGACGATGGACGTTTCATTGGAACCAATGTGCTCAACGAAGCATTCCTTGAGCGTTTCCCTGTGACCTTTGAGCAGTCCTATCCTGCCCCTGCGACTGAACAGAAGATTCTTGAAGGCGTTGCTCTGGATCTGGGTGTGAAAGACCGCGACTTCTGTAAGCGACTGGTGGACTGGGGTGATATTATCCGCAAGACCTTTTATGATGGTGGCATTGAAGAGATCATCAGCACCCGTCGCCTGGTCCATATCATTCGTGCCTATTCGATCTTCCAAGATAAAGCAAAAGCAATTCAAGTCTGTGTAAACCGATTTGATGATGAAACCAAACAAGCATTCCTTGAACTGTATGACAAAGTTGACGCCGACTTCCAACTCCCTGTGGATGGAGTACAAGAAGATACTATTTCAACTCTTTCCTGATCTGGAGAACATTGGAGATTGGGCAGACTGGGAGGAAAACAATACCTCCCTTTCCGCCAAACTCTACAACAGCAAATACATTATCAAGTCCAGGGAAGTCGAGATCTGGGATGACAAGTCCTGTATCTACAACAACATCATCTATCCAAAAACGGGTGAGAATCTACCCTGCTTCGGGATGGATTTGATGGGTTTCTTTGATAAAAAAGTCATCATTGTATTTGACTTTCAGCACCCAGTAGAAAACTATTTGTTTTCTCATCCAGATCTACCAAAAGCGGAAGGAACATTTAGATTCTTTGAACCTGGCAATCACTTCTCTGAGAATGTGTTTGTTCGCAAATGCACGATGGATCAAGTCAATGATTACCTTGATGACTTTGCTGCCTATTTACAAGCATACAAAGAAATGCTAGAATCAAAGAAACCTAGTGGGTTTGCTGTTCATTCTACTTACGGGGATTTCGACAAATATATGAAACGCCTGGATCCTGTAAGTGGATATCTTTCCAGCAAGTTTGGTAAAGAAAAAGCAGAATCACTTGTAAATGATTTCCTTTTCTGCTATGGTTAATTCCTGGTCTCTACTTTATGATGAACTACAAATGGATGAAAACACTTTGAATATTGATATGACTGATATGATTCCTAACTCCCCTGCAACTCCTTGGAAATACAATGAAGAAGAAATTGTAAAGGAACTTCTTGAATATATCCGAGGAACTTACAATCAACACTATTCTGCTGGTGATGATAAAATTCAAACGCTTGACCTGATTGAAGCGTGTGGTGATGGTGAAGCATTCTGCCGCAGCAATATTCTCAAGTATGCCTCTCGTTATGATAAGAAAGGTACTGCTCGCCGTGATATTATGAAGATTCTTCATTATGCCGTTCTTCTGATGAACTTTAACAATAAGAACGCTGTCCGTGAAACCTACAATCAATGAATAACATGAAACTGTCTGACAATACTCTGACCATTCTCAAAAACTTTGCAGGAATCAATAATTCGATTCTAGTGAAAGAAGGAAATCGTCTTCGTACTATTTCTGTTGCCAAGAACATTCTGGCGGAAGCAGATATTACCGAAGAGTTCCCTCGTGATTTTGCTATCTATGATCTCAACCAATTTCTGAATGGTCTGAGTCTTCACCAAGATCCTGATCTCGATTTCAATGAAGCATCTTACTTGAGCATCAAAGAAGGTAAGCGTCGTGTGAAGTATTTCTTTGCAGATCCTAATGTGATCATTTCGCCTCCTGATAAGGAAATTAATCTTCCTACTCAAGATGTTTGCTTCCAACTGGATAGTGCTTCTCTTGAAAAACTGGTGAAGGCAGCACAAGTTTATCAATTGCCCGATCTTTCTGCTATCGGTGAAGCAGGTGTGATCAAACTGGTTGTTCGCGATAAGAAGAACGATACTTCTAACGAGTATGCAATCGTTGTTGGTGAAACTGACAAAGAGTTTGCATTCAACTTCAAAGTAGAAAACATCAAGATTATTCCTGGTGCCTATGATGTGGTTGTCTCCTCTAAACTGCTCTCTCAGTTTACTAATACCAAATATAATCTCACCTATTATATCGCTCTGGAACCTGATTCCAGCTTCGGTTGATGAGACACATCCTCTTTACATTGAAGGGTTGCAATGTTGAGTTAATGGAGGATGAAAATTACATGAGAAAAATGCTGTATAATGCAGCAAAGGAATGTAATTCAACCCTCCTTAACCTATCTGTGTACAAGTTTGAACCACAAGGATTCACTGGCATTGCTATGCTTGCCGAGTCTCATATCAGTATTCATACTTGGCCAGAAAAAAGTATGGCAGTTTGTGACGCCTTTACCTGTGGTGACCACACTACACCTGAAAAAGGTGTAGAATATATGCAGAAGATGTTGGAGTCAACCGACATCATTATGAATGAATTTATTCGACCTTTGGAATGAACATCTTTGTTACTTCTCCTGACCCTTGGGAATCTGCTAGGGTTCTTCCTGACAAACATATCGTCAAGATGCCCCTAGAAACCTGTCAGATGCTTGCTATTGTTGCTTCTGATAAATGGGGTCACGGATTCGGTACTCTTCCCAAAGCAGATGGTACGCCTTATGCTACTGAGAAGGGTGCTTTTCGTAACCATCCTTGCACTATCTGGGCAAGTGAGTTTGTAACCAACTGGCAATGGTTGCTCGCTCACGGATTTGCTCTCTGTGAAGAATATGCAGCACGGTATGAAAAAGTTCATACTTGTTTCAACACTCTTCTTGCTGCAAAAGAAATTTTCCCGACAGTAGACCCACAAGGTCGGAGTGGTAAAGATCCAACGCCATTCGCACGGGCAATGCCCGATGAATATAAACTTGATACAAGCATTGATACATTCACTGCCTACAAAATGTATATTGCATCTAAACCCTGGGTGTGCGATAATTATCTTCGGTTGCCCCATCGTAAACCTGATTGGATTTGATTATGAGTGATTTTATTTGGGTTGAGAAATATCGTCCCAAAACTATTGAAGAATGTATTCTCCCAGAGTCTGCAAAGCAGATGTTTCAGGAGTTTCTAAACAAGGGTGAGATTCCCAATATGCTTTTGGCAGGTCCTCCTGGTATAGGTAAGACCACAGTTGCTAAGGCACTATGTAATGAACTTGGAGCAGATGTATATGTCATCAACGGATCCGACGAGGGT